GGCACTATGGAACCTGAGAACTATCTAGCTTGGCTAGCTAGAGATATAGTTCGAAATTTATCATATACTTCTCTCGTTTATAATAATCCAAAAGTCGCAATTGTAGAGTTACTGGATAATAAAGAAGCGTTCTTTGCTTATGAAAAAGAGCAAAAAACACCTGAAGCACTAATTAATTATATTGACTCTATAGTTAAATCCTCTATATCAGTAGAAGATAAAATTGAAGCATTGTTGAAAATTCGATATATTTCGGTATACGTTGATGATAAATCTGACAAAAGAGATATAGTATTGCAGCTTTTGAATCGTACTATTAAAAAAATAGAATTAAAAACTAAAATATCTGATGAATTGAATGATGCAATTAATGCTATAACGATTGAATCGAAAAATTGGAAGATTCAAAATTCAAAGTCATTTAAACCATATCATTATAACCAGTTAGTGTCAGACTTTATAAAGTATAACGAGTTTGAGGTACTTGAAGGTACGGATCCTTTAAAATGGAAAAGTGATACTTTACAAGGATTGAGTCCAAACTACAATCATAGGACACATACTTTGATTTCATCAATTATATATGCGACAAGCGTTAGGTTTGATAATTATAATGATGAACAATTACAAGTATTATTATATTTATTTAGTGTAATTAGAACTAATTATGTGAATGGTTATCTTGAAATTCTACCAAATAGGAAATGGTCACATTCATTAGCTGATCTACGAGAAAATAAATCAATAATGATGTATTCTGCTAAAATTATACATGCTTCTTGTGCGATGATTTCAATATTGCATGCTGTTCCAATCGACTACTTTTTCCTTGCACAAATCATCGCGTCATTTTCCGAAATACCCGCCCATGCTGCTAAACATCTTTCTTCTCCGATGACTTTATACATTGGAATTGCACAGCTTCGTTCTAATATTGTTGTATCAACTAAAATCGCGGCTGAAAGTGTTGCAACAGAAAGCCCGAATATTTCTAGATTAGAAGAAAGCCAAATACGTGAATGGGAGCAAGAGATGAGTGAATATCCATTTCAATCTTCTAGGATGGTAAGAATGATGAAAAAAAATATATTTGACGTTTCTGTTGATATGTTTTATGCAATTTTTAATTGCTTTTCAGCCACATTCCACGTTGGCCATAGAATAGACAATCCACAAGATGCTATTGAAGCCCAAGTTAAAGTTGAATATACATCTGATGTAGATAAAGAAATGTATGATCAATATTATTTTCTCTTAAAACGAATGTTAACTGACCAACTTGCCGAATATGCTGAAGAAATGTATTTCAAATATAACTCTGACGTTACAGCTGAATCTTTAGCGGCAATGGCAAATTCATCAAATGGTTATTCAAGATCTGTCACTTTCCTTGACAGAGAAATTAAAACTACAAAGAAGATGTTGCATTTGGATGACGATTTATCAAAGAATCTTAATTTCACAAATATTGGTGACCAGATAAAAAAGGGTATTCCAATGGGAACAAGAAATGTACCAGCGAGACAAACTAGAGGTATATTTATACTAAGCTGGCAAGTCGCTGCAATACAACACACCATTGCCGAGTTTTTATACAAAAAAGCTAAAAAAGGTGGTTTTGGTGCTACTTTTGCGGAAGCCTACGTAGCCAAAGCTGCTACATTGACTTATGGAATTCTAGCTGAGGCAACGTCAAAAGCAGATCAATTAATTTTATATACTGATGTATCCCAATGGGACGCCTCGCAACATAACACTGAGCCTTATCGTTCAGCTTGGATTAATGCAATTAAAGAAGCTAGAACTAAATATAAAATAAATTACAATCAAGAACCTGTCGTTCTTGGAATGAATGTGTTGGATAAAATGATTGAAATCCAAGAAGCACTTTTAAATTCAAATTTAATAGTTGAGTCACAAGGATCAAAAAGACAGCCATTGCGCATCAAATATCATGGTGTGGCCTCAGGTGAGAAAACAACAAAGATAGGAAATTCATTTGCCAATGTAGCTTTAATAACTACGGTATTCAATAATCTAACGAATACTATGCCTTCTATAAGAGTTAATCATATGAGAGTTGACGGTGACGATAATGTTGTAACTATGTACACAGCTAATAGAATAGATGAAGTCCAAGAAAATATAAAAGAAAAATACAAACGCATGAATGCGAAAGTTAAGGCTTTAGCATCATATACAGGATTAGAAATGGCTAAAAGATTTATTATATGTGGTAAAATATTTGAAAGAGGTGCTATATCAATATTCACTGCAGAACGTCCATATGGGACTGATTTATCAGTTCAATCTACCACGGGTTCATTAATTTATTCAGCAGCAGTAAACGCATATCGAGGATTTGGTGATAACTATTTGAATTTTATGACTGATGTACTAGTGCCACCATCAGCTTCAGTAAAAATAACAGGCAGACTGAGGTCCCTGTTGTCACCAGTTACACTATACTCCACCGGACCATTATCCTTTGAAATAACACCATATGGATTAGGAGGTAGGATGAGACTGTTTTCGTTATCTAAAGAGAATATGGAGTTATATAAGATTTTAACATCCTCCCTCGCAATATCAGTTCAACCTGATGAAATAAAAAAATATTCATCTACTCCACAGTTTAAAGCAAGAGTTGATAGAATGATATCATCAGTGCAAATAGCAATGAAATCAGAAGCAAAAATTATAACGTCTATATTGAGAGATAAAGAAGAGCAGAAAACCTTAGGTGTTCCGAATGTTGCAACAACAAAGAACAGACAACAAATTGAAAAAGCTAGAAAAACTCTGTCTTTACCAAAAGAAACATTACCGAAAGTAACAAAATATTATCCAGAAGAAATATTTCATCTGATATTACGTAACTCAACCTTTACCATTCCCAAGTTAAATACTATGACAAAAGTTTACATGAATAATTCTGCAAATATAACAAAATTGCAACAACAGCTCGGAGTCAGAGTATCTTCAGGAATACAGGTGCACAGGCCAGTTAATACCTTACTAAAATTAGTTGAGAAGCATTCACCAATCAAAATATCACCATCTGATCTAGTATTGTATTCAAAGAAATACGATCTAACAAACTTAAATGGAAAAAAACAATTTCTAATAGACTTAGGTATATCAGGCAATGAACTACGATTTTATTTAAACTCAAAACTACTCTTTCATGACTTGTTACTCTCAAAATATGATAAATTGTATGAATCTCCCGGTTTTGGTGCAACACAATTAAATGCGCTACCATTAGATTTAACGGCAGCAGAAAAAGTTTTCTCTATTAAACTAAATTTACCAAATACATACTATGAACTCTTAATGTTAATATTGTTATATGAGTACGTCAATTTTGTCATGTTCACTGGCGATACTTTCAGAGCGGTGTGCATTCCAGAATCACAAACTATAAACGCAAAATTAGTCAAAACGGTCATGACCATGATTGATAACATTCAGTTAGACACAGTTATGTTTTCTGATAACATATATTAAACGTGAGAGTACATCCATTAATATACCC